CTGTTCATTTCGTCCAGGAACAAGAACACGACTGGATATTCAGCAGCTTCGGCCTTGGTGGGCAGATCGGGCGGGGCGTTCCACATGGCTTCGCCTTGTGCTGGATTGTAGTACAGCACACCTTTGAGATCCGACGGATCCATGAGAGCCAGTCGCAAGTCGTACAGTTTGCCGTTCATGCTCTTGCAGATGTCTGCCACAAGTTCGCTTTTACCGATACCAGGAGGGCCCCACAGGAACAGCGGGCGTTTCAGTTTGGCACAGATAGCGATTTCGCGACGAGCGGCTTCGATCGTTACTGTACGGGATTCGGTCAATTCTTTGTCGGTATTTCTAGCCATTTTGTAAGTTCTCCATCATTAGTTTATAACGGTAATATAACACATCAATTCGTTGTGTCAACTGTTTTCTTCACACGCACATAATGCAACACTGTCATATTGCCATCATGCTTGTGGATACGACCAGCTATGGTGGCCTGGCTGCCTGTTGCCAGCTGTTCGCTTAGAGGGAAACGGATCACATTACCATCTGCATCAACAGCAGTGTGATAATATTTGAAATAGTTGCGGCTGTAGACGCTGCCCAGGATAGTGACTTCTTCACGAGGAAAATCATCACCAGGCTTGCCGATGCAACGGCTGTTTTCTTTGCGGCTGGCTAGATCTTCCTGTACCTGTTCACGAGTGCAGGCATTGTATACGCTGCCAGGAACGCTGGCCAGGAAGGCGAAGGTGCGATAGTCCTCGATGCTGATGTCCGTCCTGTCGGTCAACAACACCGCATTGCGCCAATAGTCCTGTAAGGTCTCTGCGATCAGCTCTGGCAGTTTATGTTGCAGGTATGTGATGATCATGCGACCATTGTCCTGATCCGTATCTGTGACCAGAGCTGAGTCTTCTTTCAGGATGTTTATGGTCAGCCAGTTATTGGCGGGAAATTCTTCTGTGGCATCGTTACGACGCACATATTTGCCGTTGATTCTTTGAGCCGCGCAGGCTGCTGCCATGCACTGTTCCAATGAGAAAGTGTTTGTCATCTGTGCCTCCATAATACCAATATACACTAGTTTCGTTATGTGTCAAGTGTTCATTTCCACGGCACTGAATAAATCTCCCCCTGATAACTCCAACAGAACACTGAGTTTTTCGTCCATGAGTACTATGTCCTGTTTGTTGTTCCAATAGTAGGGAGTCACTAGTATCTTGTCCATCAATACTAGAAGTTTATTGTTGATGGGGTAAGTCTTGAGGTCTAGTTTGTGGTAATATAGAGTATATCCAGCCATCCTGACAACATCATATCCACGGGGAGTGAGTCTAAATCCGCGATTTTCGTTTAGATTGTACCAGAATAGCACATTGATATCGCGGGGCACAGAGTTGTGATCATTGATAGCGTAATGCTGATATAGCTCTTGAGTCCACTCTGCTTTAGATTTTAACGGGGAAGACCGTTGTTCCTGCATTAAGCAATACCACCGAAAACTTACCGCTCTTGAACTGGGTATTCAGCTTCTTACACAGGTTGATGGCATGCCCAGGATTACTGAAACTGGTCTTACGGTACTTGGGACCAGGATACTGTGCCAGCATACTACTGGTCTTTAGATTGATTGGTTTGTCGTCATAATACACTGCCCAAATGCCATCGCTAGCCAGAACTTGTTCTGATTTGTATGTCTGCTTGTTAGTTACTTCGAGTAGAACACTGGGTTTAGGTCTTGACATTGTTAAGGTTCGTTGATTAACTATTTATCTGTTAGAAAATCACCGCCGGATATTTCCACGGTGATATCTGAGGCTGTGGCCATATGCTCCAATTCTGCGATGCGATTTTCCAGCTGACTAACATAACACATCAGATCAAGTAGTTCAGCTTGTAATCCCCTGATCTCCGCATTTTCCATGATCTGTTTGCCAGCACCTGCGGCCTGTCTGGCACGATCATTGAACTGACGGATATGGTGTGTGTTAGGCTGTCTCAAGCGCCGCTCTCAATGCTGCGGTCTGTGCAGCCTTGTCTGTGAAGGGTCCTAGGAAAGGATAGCGTTGCAGCGTGATCAGTTTGGGAGTATAGCTCTTGCACCAGGTGCGATCGAACTTGATGATGTAATAGCCAGCACAGTGATAACTGCTGCTCTTGGCAGTCTTGGTGTACAATGGCAGTTTCAGTTGTACATTCCAGATGACATTATGCGGAGTATGATTGGTGGGATAGCCATAGACATCTTTGTCTACAACAGCTGGTTTCTTGCGAGCACTGGTCTTGCGTATGATGCTGACGTTCTTTTGTTTAGCCATCTCAGCGAAGTCGGGAAAATCTTCGTTGATGTCTCCCACACGGTAGCTGACTTTGTTGTTCTTCTGGGCGATGGTGCCGATGCGTTCACCAGCATCGTTTTCCAATACCCAAAATCTGTTGTCTATGATACTTTTAGCTTTGAGCATTAATTATCTCCAAATAGTTTATTGTACTGTGGCATCGTTCTGCTTTCATTAACTAATCGATCCCACCCTTTTTTAGGTATGCGAAACTTATAACCGTCCCAGTTTTCTACTTTTTCAAAGAATCCATAATCACCACAGCTTACATGTTTGGTGTGGTTTTCACTTGCAATCTTTCTGCGGCCTTCTTCGTAACTGGATTTTATCTTTTTCTGAATTTCAGGAGTATTAAAATCCAACATATCACTTTTTCGAACAACTTGTGTCATACTATCAAAATCAGCATCATGTTCTACAAATAAAATATCTTTAAGTTTAGTAGATACACTAGTTTGCTCATATGGAGTATTGATTATATCAGTTGTGGTCATAGCACCAATATTGACGCTACTAGTAGCAGTTTTCTTGCGAGATTTAATCTCTACTTTGTAGTCTGGCAGATCAGGACCTTGACCATAATTTAGATTGTGGCCGTGAGCTCCTAACATATATTCTACCTGGCGACCAATATCACCGTTATCGGTTTTTCCAAACAACTGAGTACCTTTGCCTAGCCCCTTTACTTTGGTAACTTTAGCCATTGGTCTCGTCCTCATCTTCATACTTGCGTAGGTCGTTGAGTGTATCCCAATACATCAACCATCCTATTGCAGCAGTAATAGCCAGGCTGCGATATTCCGTGTCAGGCCAGTGCATGTAAACATCAAATCCAATTGATGCCAATACAAATAACGGCGACCAAAACATTAACTTCTTAAGCATTTACGATCTCCTTGGGTAAGGCCTTGCTGAGTATCTCAGCCAGGGGTTTCACATTCTCGCTCAATTTAACCAATTCATACTTGCTGCAAAATTTGATCAGTTGTGTGCCGATCTGCGGATTATCCTTGGTAGTGACCTGCATCAACTGTGCATCGATATGCTCGCGTATTTCTGCAGGGTGTGCAGTGAGATCGATCAGCTCACGATTGGCCATGTAGCGATCCAGCACACGGTGTTCTGTACCATTATGGTCGGTCCACTTTTGCAACATCATGTTATTCCAATTCCAACCTTTGGTGTTGCGATCCGCAAAGGCTTCCAGCAAGCCCACCTTCTTGGCTGTGCCTTTGGTACGCACACCAGGATAGGCACTGAACACATTGTCACTGGTGTCACCACGCATACACTTCTCGAACAACAACCATTCGGGATCAGGTACTGTCTTGACTTCCTTGGTCTTCTTGTCCACAACAGGCTTGCCCCAATCGTCGAAGTAACCGTTCAGGTTGATCAGTTGATTGGTCAATCCGTTATAGATGTCCACGTTAGGTGCTAGCAGTTGTAGGAAGTCGCTGTCGTTGCTCAGGATGGTGTGTTGGTCTTGTGGGTGCAATGCGATCCATCGTGCGATGATGTCGTCTGCTTCAGCACGTTCCACACGAATGACGCTAGCATTGGTACGCTCAGCAAGCCATTTAGTAAGATCATCAAAACAAGCCCAAAACTCTGCATCTTCTTCCGCCTCCTTAGTGCTCATCTTGGCACGGGTCTCTTTGCGATTAGCCTTGTAGGTGCCCGTGTGATCCTTGCGCCAGCTGCGAGCTTCCAAGCAGAAGATCACGTGATCAGGCCGGTGTAGCCTGTCAGCCTTGAGGATACCGTTGAAAGTGATGTGCAGGGCCAGACCCAGTTTGCTCCAGGTATCAGCACCACGAGGGGTACTGTGCCGCGCACGACTGAACAGATTAGCTGTATCTACGAGTAAGTATTTCATGATACTAATATAACACTTTCTGACAGGATGTCAACTGACTTCTGTCTTGCCATCGCCCAGGTTCTGTCTGTTGACAAAACGTGCTGCTTCAATGTTAGTGATCTTGGCACCAGGATACTGGTTGTTTAGGATATTGCGGCAGATGTCGTTCAACCATGCATCAACGATTTCTTCGGCACTGCCACCAGTATAACCATGCTGTTGTAGCAGCATTATGAATTCTTCGTTCCAATCCAATTCCAAACTACCTAGTCGGGGATTCTTGGGATCGAAATCCAGATTGGTCACAGCCACACGTGGCTCTGCTTTTGCCACTGGCTCTTGTACTGGCTCGGCTTTCTTCACACGAGGCTTGCGCGGCTTCTTTACTTTCACTTCTGTGGTGACAGTTGTATACATGGGCTGCTCAGGGGTTTTCAATTCCCTGGGCTTGGTCCAGCCGAAAAGTGCATCGAATAATGACATTTATACCTCAGTAGTTGGGAACCTGGTAACATTCACGACGCTCGCCGCGATAGTAACCATAACGGTCATACACAGGAACGATCTGACATTCTGTGCGATATGCTGGAGGGGCAGCGTAATAAGGTTGCGGTTGTGCGAGAGCACCGCCCACGATGCCACCCACGATCAGTCCGCCCACTAGGGGGGCTACCCAACCACCGCCACCACCGTGATAACCACGACCGCGATAATAGTCAGCATTGGCTGCTGAACTCGCTAAAATTCCAATTACTGCTGTTGCGATTGCTAGTTTACGCATGAAATGACCCTCCTGGCCTATTATCAGTATACTGTATTTATCAGTTGTGTCAACAGTTAATTCATATAGCGATATCTCAAGGATTTCAATGTCTTAATACCGTCTGCATTGATCCTCAGCATGTGATCTTCGTCCGGTGATTCGTGTCCCACGCCCAGATAGTCCATGATTTCCGCTTGAGGAACAGCGTCCCTGCCCCGAAGTTTCTGCTGGTACAGATACCTCAGGGTCAGGAATTCCACTTCATCCACGGTCAACTCTATATCATACAGTTGATCTTCATCATCCATCATGCTAAGCTCGCATACAAGTGGATCTGCAGATTCAGTGTGAACCCATTGCGAGCACAATACTGTGCAGCATACTCATGATTCTTCTGGTTCTCAGCCATGTCCAGCAAGCCTTCTTCCCAGAAGCTGATGACCTC